CGAATGATAGCTGATGTATCCACGTTGAAGGTATCGCCCGGTAATACCTCGTCAACATAAAATGGAATCAGCTTGCCAGAGTCGAACGTTGTTAAGACTGTCTGGTCGCGGTTAAATCGCGTTCGACTTGCTTTCATTTCTGGGATTTGATTGAAGTGTCGTTCATTGTTTCGGTTCACTCTTCGCCCTCCTTTGCTTTAGGTTCTTCTTTAGTTTCTGTTTTTGCCTTTTTTTGCAGTTCCTCAAGTTTCATGGCGTTTGCCTGTGCGGTCGCCACCATGCGGTGATACTCATGGATGTTTTGCGGGAATTCCGTAATATCTGTGTATGTATCGTTTAGTGCTCCTTCTGACAGGCTTTTCAGAAACTGCGGGTCAAAACTTGCTTTTCGGACAATGTTTTTGATATCACATTCGTCCGCATAGCTTTCAATTTCCTGCTGGATGTCGATTGGTGCAGTTTCTTGCAGCACTTCTTGTCCTTTTTCGTCCTTCGTCCAGATGTATTGTTTTTGGAATTTTTCGCCTGATTTTGAAAAGAAGGGCTCTCGCCCTTCTTCGTATCGTTTATTCATGCGGCTTGCCCTCCCATACCTTCTCCTTGTCGTTCGTGAACGTGCCCAGCTCGTCTTCGAATACTGCCAGCTTATAGCCGGTGTAGTCGCCGGGCGCCTGACCTACAAAGGTTTTTTCATCTTTCGCCATTACGTTGCACATACGTGCAAAGGTTGCATTATTTTTGCTCTCGCCTACCCATGCGTAGCACTTTGCTACGCTATCCCACAGGCCAAAATATTCATGCTTCATGATATCTGCTCTCCTTTTTTACAGCCGGATGCCGCCGCGCATAGGCTTTTTGCTAAGGTTGATGGTTTTAGTTTTTCGTGCAGTTACGTTAAACATACGGCGGTCTTTTGCGCCGCACATGATTTTACGATGTCGTGCCATTGTTGTACTCCCTTCTAAGTAGCTCTACTTCAATGCTTTTTGCAAAGCTTTTTATTTGCCATATTTCATCTATTAGCTTTTTAGCATCTTCGATGCTTGCCACTCTTTTAAGCATTTTGTAATTGCTGTTAATTTCTTTGTATTTTCTTTCGAGTAGTTCTTCCAGCGCTTCTGTGGGGGTGTCTCTTGCATTCCATGTTGTTCTTGTCATTTGCTTACTCCTTTTCGTTTTCGTTGATGCTATCGTGCAGTGCGTGATAGATCTCGTCAAGCTTTTCGAGAATCTGCATCATAATGCGGATTGCCTGTTTGACGTCCTTAATGGAAATCAATGCCATTTTATACCCCCTTTCTGTATTTTTTCCCGGTTCGCACATCAAAATGCACCCAAGTGTTGTATACGATAATGCCGCATTCATCCGGGACGATTTCATTTAGTTTGTTGGCAACTTCTTTTGCACTCATGCCATCGACTCGGATATCTGCTGCCATACCGCGCATATGGTAGCTGTATTTTGCTCCGTTGCATTTTTTGTTCCACTCTGGTGTTCTGTATCCGCTGGTGATGATTACCGGCTTTCCTAGCTTATGTCGGAGGATGTCCAGAATGGTGTATAGGTAGTCGTCTATGAATATGACTTGTGAACCATCTCGGCAAGCAAATTCTTTTACTTTGAAGTGTCTTGCAAGTTGTACATTTCCGTCTGTGTTCAATATATAGCTTTTAAGCATTTTCGTCAACCTCCGTGAAGTATACTTCAACCGTTTCGATTCTTTTTAGCGAATACAATCCCGGGTTTTCTTCTGCGTATGCTTTTGCACGTCTTTTCGCGTCTCTTGGCTCTTCTGTCATTCTGAGCACGATTGTTGTGGTTGCATCGCTGTTTAATTCTCTGAGTTCGTAGTTGTGTTTCATTTTAATTGCCCCCTTTTTTTCTGATTTCATTATATCATATGTCAATAGGATTTTCAATGATTTTGCTGTTTTGTAATATATTTGTAACTTTCTCTTGTAGACTGGTTTTGCTCCTCTGGTTTGAAAGCGCTTTAGCGCCTTGCCGTGTGGAGCGTAGCGGAACTCGGCTAATCCATTCCTTTTTAGCGCTGTGCGCGTCATGCGGTTTTATTATATAACTTGTTGTAGTCGTAGTAGTAGGCTCTGTTGAAATGTTGAATAGCGTTAAATTTTAACGTTGTTGTGTAATTTTTTGCTTTAAAATACTGTTGAAAGTTTTGTTGATAACTTGTTGAATTGTTGAATGTTCGTCATTATGACAGATTTTATTGTGCACTTTTATGTTGAAAACCTGTTGAAACTGTTTAAACTGTTGAAAACTATACCGCGCGTGCGCGCGTGCGCGCTATCGCGCGTGTGCGCACGCGCGCATTAGATTATTTTATAGACTGATAAAGTGAAAGCCCAGTACCTTACTTGATAGGTACTGGGCTAGGTGACACTGTTAAAGTGTCCCCCTCTTCTTCATTTGCTTCTTTATCACTCTTTCTTTTGTCTTGCATTGCTCTGCAAAGTCTGCATTTTCGTATTTAAGCCGGCTCTCTGCTATGGCTGCTGCTTGTCTGTTCTGTTTAATTCTCCACAATCTTTGTGGGTTTTCAGCTTCCATCATTTTTTCATAATAGCGCGGAATTTGTGCGCGTTTGCCGTTTGTGCATTGGATATAGCCTTGTTTCCAGATTTCCGCTTTGTGCTCTTGGTAATAGTGGTCGCCTAAACCCGGCTTTAGGCTCATACATGCGAATGGTTTTGTTTGCCCTAGTTCGTAGTATGTGTTTGCTTTTTGGCCGTCTATCTCATACATTTTTTTTGTGACGTATCCTGCAACATATCTATATGTTTCTGGTACTGCTTGTGCTATCTGTATTTGACCCATGCCCCATAGGTTTTCTAGCCATTTACTTGTAAAGTATCCGTTGTGTTGTATCTTGTATAGGTGCTCTAGGTCTGTTGGTTGCCATCCATATAGTATCATATGGTAATGCGGCCGTGCTGTTTGTTCTCCGTATTCTCCCGCTACAAAATAGCGTAATTTGCCCCTATAAGCCTTTCTGAGGCGTTTTAAGAACTTTTGAACGTCAGTATATAGCAAAATTTGGACGCTTTCAGGGCGCTTCTCTCCCGGTTTCCATACGTACTGTACTTTTCGCATGATTTCGCCTGTGTTTACTATCATGCCCGGTACGTGGTCATCGTCGTAGGTTAACGTTATAAACCAAACTTCTTCTTTTGTATAGTCTCGTGCTTCTAATTCTATTCGTGTTGTCCAGTCCTCCCTTTGTCTGATTCTGCATCCGATGCACTGCCCGCATGGTATCAACATTACATCTTTTCTGTACATCAGGTCTTCATATTTGAGCTGTTTTCCCGCTAACTGAGAAAAGCGGGAGAGTGAATACACCCTCCCGCTAACGTCTTTATCGTTCGGGTTGTACAGCCTTATTAATGGCTTGTAACAACTCATTTAGTAGCCTCCGCCTCCTTGTCCTTTTTTCTTTCTGCCCGCTCCACCGCCGGGTTTTCCGCCGCCCATTTTTGGTGTGGTCGGTACAGTTGCTTCCGTCTTTTTCATTTGTTCGTATGTTTTTAATAAGTCGTCTACAAGTGCTTTTGGTGTGCTGTGACTTGTGCTTAACTGACTTCCTACTGCTTCAGCCATTTGATACCATTGTGAGTTGCTTTCTGACCTATTGTAATAGCTTGTTGGTACGTTGCCATTCATTGTTGATACTCCTAGTGCGCTTGATGCCGGCATTCCCATGCTTGCGCCTGTAATTGTCGCTCCTGAGCCGCCCGGCGTGCTTGCACCGCCGTTTGCGAATGCTAAAATCGGATTCAGTCCGGCTTTTCGCATATCTTCCACGGCGCGCTGATAACTTGTGCTGCTCATGCGCTCTTGGAAATTTCGGTTTGCTAGTGCTTCTGCACTGTTGTAGCTCATTGCGGCATTTTGCTCGATGTGGTTATAGATCCCTTGCTGGATTGCTCCAAGCGTGTTATACCCCATCTGCATAAGCATATTTTGCCTGTTTGTCTTGCTCTGGAATGCGTTTTGCCCGCTTTGCCAGTTGTAAAACCGGTTTAGATATTCCATGATTTGATTGTCGTTTGTGCCGCCTTCGCTGGTTGATGTACTTGTACCTCCGCCTTGGCTTTGGCTTTGATTCCATCCTTGGCTTTGGCTGTCTGATGTTTGTCCGAATTGACTTGCTAGCCCTTTTCCCGCAAGTGTTAGCGCACTTGTTACTACTTGTGGATTACTTGCAAGCCATCCACCGACTGCTTTTCCGGCTGCTCCTAGTGCTCCTAGTATCGACATTTAAAAAATTGCCCGGATTTCTCCGGGCTTCCTCCTTTCTTACAGTTTGTACAAGCCCGGTACGCTGTATAGTGGCATCCGTCTTGTGGTTTTGTTCGCTATGCGGATAGCGCCGAAAAATTGCGGCTCATCCTGCACGACGAGCGTGCGTGCAATTTCGGTCTTGCCTTCTTCCATCCAGT